TAAGACCGTAATCAAAAACATAGATGACCACCTTCTAAGACCTCTAGGAGAAAGTATGTTCATGTGGAATATGCAGTTCTCAGAGGATGAAGAAGACATAATGGGTGATTTGGAGATCAAGCCTAAAGGTACATCGTCTGTAATGATGAAAGAAGTAAGATCGCAAAGGTTAACAATGTTACTACAAACAGTAACTAATCCTATGCTTGCTCCTTTTGTTAAATTACCTACGTTGATTAAAGAGTTAGCTATAGCTCAGGATATGGACCCTGACGAACTAGTTAATGACATGAACGAAGCACAAATATTTGCTGAAATGCTGAAAGGATTGAACAATGGACAAACAACTGGCGAAGAGGCTACTGCCCCTAGTGAACAACAAGGACCAATGGGAGCCCCTCAAGGAGTTCCTGCAGGAGCAAATCCTGCTGACCCATCAGGCGTTGGTGGTGGTACAATCGGAACAGGAACTACGCCAACTCCAGGGGAAGGCGGCTTCACTGGGAATGTTACTCCAATTACAGGACAGGGTGAGGGCGGAAGCTAAAAGGGATGAAAACACCTAAAGAACATACAGAATTACTAAAACTTAGAGAAGGTTTTGTTGGTAGTGTTTATAATGATTCTACCAATAATCCTACAATAGGGTATGGTCATAAAATAAAAAAAGGTGAAAATTTTACAACTTTAACTGAAGAGCAGGCTAACGAACTATTTATGCAAGATTATCTTAATGCACAACAAGGTGCTGATAGAATAATTCAAGAATTTAAAATACCTGCGGAAGATAATGTTAGAAATGCTGTTACAGGTGCTGTATTTCAATTAGGTGAAGAGGGTTTTAAAAAATTTAAAAAAACTATAGCTTTTTTACAGCAAGGCAATTTTGAAGAAGCTGCAAAAGAAGCTAAAAATTCTGATTGGCATAAACAGACTCCTGTAAGAACTTCTGATTTTGAAAATTTATTATTAAATAAACAAAAAGGCGGTTTTATAGATATGCAAGAAGGTGGTCTAACACCAGATAGTGAAGGCATAATAACTTTACCTGACACAGGGATAATACAAGATGAAGTAAAAACCCCAGTAGACACAACACAAGGTTTCTATTCTGTAAACCCTGCTCCAGGAGAAAGTGGCGAATCGTTTGCTGCAAGAAACCCTTTACCTACATTAGAAGAAACATTTCCGTTAGGCAAAACAGATGTAGATGCTGATCCTTTAAGTTACAAACCACCAGAAGATTATGTAAGTCCTAGAATAACTACCCCTCTTTCAGAAAGATTAGGTTTTGGTGGTATGGGTGATTCTAGTAGCACAGACATGTTAGCAAAAACTGGTGCTGCCTCTGTTCCTGTAGATACAAGTTTATCTAGAGATGAATTAGCGGCTTTAGGTTTACTAGGAACTATGGGTGATGTTTCTGTTGGTATGGATGCTATAGGTGATACTGGTACAGATAGTATATTTTCTACTACTGCTAACCCTGATTTAAGTGACTCCTTTTCTACATTTGATATAACAAAAGATTATCTATTAGACCCTTCAAATGTAGATATTTTAAGTGAATTATATCCACCTAACAAATATGCAGATAATATAGATTTTAGAAACAGAGTAGATAGTTGGGTTTTAGAAACAAACAAATTAAGAGGTAATCAGACCCCTTACACAACTAGTCAAGGTATTGCTTGGATTAATTTACAAGATAAAATAACTGAAATTAGTAATATGGATGTTACTTCTGCTATAAATGCTGCAGCTACAGTAAAAGTTGCAGGTAATAAAACACTTGCTAACTATATACAAGATAATCCTAATGTAATCAGTGATGCAGGTTTAAATGAGACTGCTTTAAAAAAAGCTGTATCAGATTCTTTAAATGTAGTGTCTGAAGAAGATGTAAAATTAGGTGGTATATTTGATACTGTAGGAACAAAAGAAGGTTTTTTTACAAAATTAGGCAATACTCAATTATTTGAAATTGCAGGAACTGAAAGTGTAGAATTAAGAGATTTATATGATGAGTTTGGTGCAGCCCTTCTTGTAGGTTTAACTACAGGTGATGCAAGTAAAGCCGCACTAGCAGGTGGTATACAATTTGCTCAAACTGATCTGATAGAAGCTTATGGTCAAAAAGCATATGACTTAGTTATGAGTTCTACTGGAAGTCGTAATGTTGATGAAGCAATCGCAGCTAGACAAAAAATAACTGGTTGGGGTGGTGCTGCTATCGCTGCAGGAGGAGCTCTTCTTTTAGGAGGCAGTGAAGAAGATGCAGCTTTTGCTGCTACTCAACATTTAGCTATAGAATTTGGTGCTGATAAAGTAGGAGAGTTGTTTGGTTTATCAGCAGGTATTGAAGGTCAGGCTATACCTGTAGGTGCAGGAGTTATATCTGGTTTAGTAGCACTTTTAAGAACTGGTGATTTAAAACAGGCTGCTGCCTCTGGAGTTACAGGATATGCTATGGCTACAAATCCAGTTTTAGGTGTAGGTCTCATGGCACTGCAGTTTCTATTAGGTAAAAAGCCTTCTAACAAAACAGGCTACGCTAGTGTAGACTTTGATAAATTTACATCTCAAAGTTATAGTATTGGTGATTATGATTCATCAAAAATGAATGAAGATAATGTAGAATTTACAAAAAAATTACTAGACCCTATTATACCTTTAATACAAAAAATAGAATCAGATTATGGTTTTGATTTAAAAGGCGACTTGCAAATACATTATGGTGCTAGAGATGGTTTATTTTATACCATAGGAGATATAGATCAAGAAGGACTTTCTAGGAGAGATATGTTTTTAAATAGACCAGATTACTTTGACGGTAAAGATCAAAATGTATATAGGAAAACTTTTGCTACAGATGAGGCAGGTTTAGCTGAATTTTATAACTCTATATTAGAAGATTTAGAATACATAGCTAAAAATAAAGTAAGTAATCTTGGACAGTATAGAGGTATAGTAAAATCTGCAGAAGAAATACAAGCAGACATTCAAAAATCTGGTTTTGATATGAGTGATTTTACTTTTATGCAAGATGGTGGAAAAATACTTGACAAAAATCAAAAAGTGTTGTATAATAGTAACCAAGCAAAGAATTACGGACTTGTCGATAAAAAAGGCAAAGCTCCACCGTCTGCAAGAG